CAGCCCCGGATATGGTCACGCTTTCGCCTGTTGTAAATAGTCCGGGGTTGGCCAACATTACTGTGGCAACGTTGCTTACCAATGCAGTCCCCACGACTGGCGCAGAATCAAACCAAAGGAAACTGTTAATTTGATCCTGTGCGGCTTGGCAGCACTCCTCGACAGTGCTATCTGAGTAAAGAGTACCGATGCCAAGATTTGTGCGTAGCTCGGCGACTGTTACATATGTAGCGGCCATAATCGGTACTCCTTACTTAGTTAGGGTCGGTAGGGCAAAGGGCTAATGCCCTACCGACTATTAGGGTTAGGGCTTAGGTAAAGTTGTAACGGATAATTCCCTTAGGCATCTTGGCGATTGTTGCCATGTAGCCATAGATCGCTACCTGTACCTGTAGGTTGCTTACAACGTTTACAGACATATATGCCTGTGGTGACTGGTAAACAGTAAATGCTTCTGGCGCAAGGATAATTGCTGAGTCATCAACAGTTGTTGTTGCTGCAAAGTTCTTATCGACATATAGATCTAGGCCAAGCACGTTGCCGCGAATACTGCCAGGCTGAATTAGGCCGCCACTATTCATAGGTTGAGATGCCGAATAAATTGGGCGACCTGTTGTATCTGATGCACCCATTAGTAGCTGCCATTGTGATCCGTTGGCGATGTAGTTCTGTGCGTAGTAACCAGTTGCCTCATATACAAGGCGAGCAGCTTCTGATGCGTAACCGATAATGCCTGCTGATGTAGCAGCTTGTGCAGTAGTTGCAACAGTACCTGCTGTAACAAGTGCAGCATTAACTGTTGTATCTAGTGTTTTTAGGTAAGCATTTTGTAGTTGCTGTGTTAGTTCAGCATAGAAATTAGGGTCTGAACGTTCTAGCAGTTCAATGCTGATTGTGTTCATACCTGAATATTTGTTTACAGTTCCTGATAGGTATTGTGTAACCATGCCTGTGTTAGCTACTGCGCCGCCTTCTGCCTCAACAGTTACAACAGGTGCAACACCTGTTTGACCGCCTGCTGATGTAACAAGTGATGGCACGTTAATTGTCATGCCGCTTGCTGGCAATACGCCGCGAGAACATGCATCGATTGATGGTGTGCCGAAACGTGTATTGGTTGGAAACTCGCTTAGGTATTGTGTTGGGCTAAATGCTGGGTTAGTGCTGAAATCATCATCTGCAGCTGTAACGTAGAGAATTGAATCGTGGTTGCCTAAGGCAGCCTTAATCTTATGCTCTGTGTACTTTGCCATAGATGTAATTGGTGTGCGTACTGTCTGGCTGTCTAATACGGATGGGCGAATAATCTGGCGAGCTGCTTGAACTGGTGCAGCCTCGACTGGTTTTTCTGCCGGTACATCCGGTGTATCAATAGGGGCTGTAGTCACAGCTGCCTCGCTTTCGGTTTCGGTTTCGGTTTCGATTTCTACGATTGTCGTATTGATCGTTGTTGTTTTTGTGCTGTTACTCATCGCTGCTTCTAGTTCAGCTTTAGCCGCTGCAATATCAGTTACGGCCGCTGAATCGAAGGCAGCCGACTCCACAAGGCTTACTTCTTTCAGGACTGCAGCGGTAACCAACAGGTAACCCTTCATCTGCTTAGACGCGGATACATCCACGCCTACGGATAAGCCAGATACAAGGTTTTCCTGAGCTAGTACAAGTGCATCCTGTCCCCGGCTGCTACTTGAAATCTTGAAAGATGCATAAACGCCATCTGTGCTATCGCTAAAGTTTGTAGCACGGCCTACTGGCTTAGTGCTGTCATGCTGCATTAGCAATTTAATTTTTGTTGCATCTGGAATTGCTATAGATCCTTTTTCAAATACAACCGGGCCAGCAGACGTATAACCGACTTCATTGTATGGCGCAATTTTGCCTGAGATCATGCGGCGATCTCCATCGGCCGCCTCGATCGCGTTATTAAACGTTAAGTGCAACATTTGCAGTATCTCCTGATCCATTAGGTGTTAGCTGTTCCATAGATTGCGCTTGCGCTACATCTATCAAACCTAGGTTTAACATTTTTTCTATCGCATCTAGTCGCGCCATAGTATCTGCGCGTAAGAAAGTTTCATCAACAGCAAAACGCACACGATTACCATGCGCGGTTATGTCATCCATGCTTAAACGATTTTCGATCGCGCTAATAAATGGCTGTAATGAATAAGCCACAAATTCTTTACGGCCATCTAAAATATTTTGATAAGTCATGCTGTTATTCATATCTGCAGAAATGTAATATGCCGGTACGTTCATTAAACGCGCAATTTCAGTAGCAAGGTATTGGCTACTTTCGTTGTATGTCATATCTTTAGGACTAAAGCCTAAATTTTGCGCCTCTAAAGTGCTAGTCAAATATGCGGTACTGCGATTAGTACGCGCTGATTTCCACGCAGCTAGTAAGCCTTGGATCTGCGCCTCTGGTAGATCCGCACCAGTATTTTTAAGAATTGTGGTTGCCATTGGCGTAGCAGCTGCAACTGCTGCCGCTTTTTGTATGTCTAACGCAGCTTGTATTGTGCGGCCGCCAGTTTGTAATACGCCAGGCAGTAATGATTGAAATGTAACTAGCGAACCAATACCACCCATAGGCACGCGTACGCCATTAACTGAGTAATACTCAACCTCATCGCCGTACTGGTTTGTAGTTACAGTAACGCGAGTATTAGGGATAAATTCAAAACCTGATGGGCGGCCATCGTCTGCGTAAAGCGATGTAACGCGCCAATATCCAACGCCATAAAATAGCAAGGCATCTACTGTGTAGGCCAAGGTAACGCTAAGCGGCTGGCGTATATCTGGTTGCTCTAGCCATACCGGCGACTCTAATTTTTTACCTGTAGATTTTTTGTATAGGCCTAATTCAATGCTAGATATAACGCCTGCAATTAAATTGCGGCAACGGCTAACGCTAGGCACTTGCAACGCGATATTACGATCAAGCGATACGCCATAACCATAGTTAGATAGGCCGCTGTTATAGCTGTACATGCCTGCGCCGTATGTACTATCCATAATGGCAGGGGCATATTGGGCAGTAACTTCTGCCTTAGCTTTTAACCCTAAAGTTTCCAGTAATCCCATAAGTGGGATTTTCTCAAATTGTCAAGCACATTACCGATTCTGCTCGGCGTGTCGCTAGGCGTATATCTTGGCTTCCTGTACGGGCTGGGCAAGTATATGGATCACCATAGCCAGGCCGATAGCAATATCTACAGGGCCAGCAGACTTGCGGCGCACGATACGCCAGGCTGAGTCATTGATCTTAGCTGCGCTGTTATTCATATGCTGTACTAGCAATTCTTGGCCGCTATGGGCTAGGCGGCCGTTACTAAGGGCATCGTGTAGATCGCTACAAGCTGTATAGAACTCAGCACCCGATACATCGCGAACTGCAACGCCTGATAGTTCTAGCCGTTTGGCGATCGATGCGGTTGTGTACTTGTCAAAGCAAACTGTGCGCGGGTAGTACATATCGCACCAGCCTTTAATACTGGCGGCAATCTTTAGCTCATCTACGGCTACCTGGTTGTTATAGGTTTCCAATACAGCCACGCCTACGCGGCCATCGGGTAGCAGCTGCCCCATAACAAGGCTTGCATCTCTACGGCTCGGGGATACGTCAAAGGCAAATACTGTAAGTGGCCCCGGGGACATTTTAAGGGCGGCATCGCTGGTTGCCTCGATCGATCCGTATGGCCAAGGCGATTGCAGGCTGTCGATCCATTGGCATAAGGTTTCAGTTCTAAATTGCTCTACCGATTGCGTGTTAAGGGCTTCCTCAATCGACTCCATAGTGATCGTATGGCCTAGGGCTGGATTGGCCGCTATCCAGCCTGCGCGGTCGGTTATCTTGGCAAACTGTGGCGCGCTGTACTCGTAATAGCCAAAGCTCTTAGATGAACTAGATAGGGCGCGTTCTCGCAGTTGGTTTAACACGATGCTAAAGGCATCTCCGCTATTGCTACACATTAAGGTCTGGGCATTAGCCCGTGCGCGGGTAGTCGGTAGCGCAGCTGCGTAGCCTTCCTCGGTGATCTCGCGTACTTCATCTATGAATAGCAGATCAGCGGTACGGCCACGCGATCCATCACGGGTAGCAGCTACAACATCTAGCCGTGCGCCATTTAGCAGCTCGATCGACTCCGTGCCATTGGCATACCGGATCGCCTTGATCTGCTTTTTAAGTTCTGGGCTGCCTTCGATCGCATAGGCTACTTCTCTAAAAGTAGCTAATGCCATGCTGCGATTAGAGGACATAATCAGGATTTTTTTCTCATCAAATAAGAACATGCCAGCCAAGATGCGCATACGGGCTAAGTGCGTTTTGCCGTTCTGCCGGGCGCATAAAAGTAGGTTTGTCTTGCGGATAAAACCGCCATCTTTATCCACACGCAACATATCCTCTAGTACGAATCGTTGCCAGGGTAATAATGGGTAGCCGATTTTCTCTGCCAGCTCTGCAACCTCATCGATGCGAGATTTACCCTTTAGGTATGGGCTGTGAAGGCGTGGCTCAACTAGCCCCCGTTTGATCGGTTTAACTTTGGTAGTCATCCTGTCGGGCCTTGGCTCGGTTGGCCTAAACATGGGCCTGTTTGAACCTGTACCAGCGTGATCGGGGAGGTACGATTTGAAAAGGCAGGGGGGGTAGCCTGTTTGGCTAAAAAAACGCCCTGTGAGCTGTTGCCCTTGCTTACGTTGCACCTCTTACAAGCTGCCACCATGTTATCCATATCCATTACATCACCTTGCTTTGATATAGGTACTACATGATCCACCTGGTTAGCATCACCACCACAGTAATAGCAGACGTAGTTATCTCGATGCAGTACCCGTAGCCTAACCATCTTGTACCCAGCCGACAGCCTAGGATCACCGCGCTTAGCCATTAGTAGTGCCCAGTCTTTAGATGATATGTCAATGCCTTGCATGGTGTGCCATACCTATGGGCTATGTACTTAAGTCCTGCATCTATCTGTTTATAAGGATCATTAGTCTTTAGCTTTAACAGCTGTGGTATTCCATATGCAGATGATCGCTTGTTATCAGCCCGGTAATTCCACTTAGACTCTAAGTACCAAAGCTGCTCTAGACATAGGTATTGCCTATGGTTAGTTAGTTTTATATGACTATAGAGTTTATATTTTTCTTTCTCTATATCATTATTATTTATAGCATAAGCATTATTATTAAATGCTGTTACAAGAATAGATGGTAGCACATACCACCAAATCCATTTCAATTTACGCGGGATCTTGGGCGTGTCGCTACTCATCGCACTCATGCTTTTCATCTGGGTTAAAGCTGCAGAAATAGCATCCTGCGTTCTGTCCACAGGTTATACACAGGTACTTAAACTGTATTGAGTCACAGCATGCGTTATACACAGCGTTATCCGCAACTGTGTAAAACTTCTCACCAAGCCGCTTACTCATCGTTATCGCCTTCCGCTTCAACTTGCTTCATAAGATCCTCAAAGGCAGTCATAACATCTTGCGGCGTTTTAAATGTATTGCTGTTCTCGGCTATGCGTTCGGCCATTTTCCAGTCATCGGGATTAATCATTATCGCCCCTAATCGTGGCAACGATCTGCTCTACTAACGCGCCCACGGCTATGTTGTCGCATACCTGGCATACATGTAACGGCATGAACTTGTGCTCGATCTCTTTAGCTAGTAGTTCCCTAAGATCCTGCAATATCGTACGCATCTCTGTATTACTCATTTATCTTTACCCCATCCTGTTCCTTTAAATATGATCGATGGCGCGCTAAACACGCGCATCATTGGGTAGCTGCAGCATAAAGGTGCGCTGTCGCCGTGTGTACTTACCGGGTGATTCATTTCTAGCTCTGCACCGCATTGATCGCAGCGATATAAGTAACTAGGCATTTATGCTGCTCCTAATCAAAGCTATTGTTTTACATGGATATAGTTCATTGCAACCCGTACAGTTATCATTATTTACGGTAGGTTTGTGTAAAAATACAATTGCTTTAAGAGCCTCATAATTTACTAATTGTGCCCATGATTGTGTGCTGCGATTTGCGTCTAAATGCCTGTGTATTTTCCAATAAACGTTTTTCTCATCGTTAATGCCTTCGCCTATTTTAAGCATGCTGCACCGAATTAGGCATGACTGTGTAGGCACTCATGCAGTTTTCGCACTTGATTATGATGATAGGGATAATTCCATTGACCAGGTGAACCGACAGGCTCATTTCTTTGTAATCCTCGCAGTTACAGCTGATCTTTAGTTCATTAGTCATTTAGCATGTCCTCGTCTTTAGCGCGTTCACTATTGAGTAGCATCTCTATGCCCATAACGCCACAGCCTAAGCATTGAACGCAAACTACGTTAGGCGGCAAGTTAATAAATTCATCTACGATCTTGTGTGTTTGCATGCCAGGGCCAATCTTGGCGCAAACCCTGCAGTTAAGCCTCAGTAATGCCATATATAGACTTCCTTAGCGCATCCATTTCAAATAACTCACGTTGAGATACCCAGAAATTACCATCAGCTGCGTTGTAATACTTGGCTTTCTTAGCCCATAGCACGGGCATCCAGCCGATGATCTGATATACCGGACTCTTATTACAGACAAGGATTGCTACATCGCTAAGCCTTGGGTAATCCTTATGGATAATCAAATGGCCGTTAATGTATTTAGTCCACTTAACCTCAAACCCTAAATTGCCTAGCTGTATGTCTGGCGCATCGTGGAAAGTATTTACAGTAGGTATAAAGTTACGGATACCCATGTACTGCGCTACTGCTATTTCTGCGCCAGCGGCTTCACTATGCTCGGATACGAACTCGTGAAAGTTTATTTTTGTGTTATATCGGCCAGCATGGTCGGGCGTATTAGCCTTCTCGCCTGTGCTACGGGCAAACCCACTAGCTGCTGCCTGTAACTCCTGCGATCGATCTAAGATTACCTGGACGATCTGAGCCATCTCAGTTATAGCCATATTGGTTTGCATTGATCGCCCCGTGACTTACTGCTACAGGTATAGCCCCGGTATTTATTGCCTGTTTTCTCGCTTACGCCTTCTTTGTAAACCATGCGGCCATGCGAGCAAATAGGTGCAGGATCTACGATCTCGCTGCCTAATTGCGCTTTGATGTCTGCAATAGTTTCAGCTGCAGGGCGCACACTACCTACGCCATCAACCTTTACTGCAGGTACAGCAGTAGCCCATAGATCAACCTCTACTGCAGGCTGAGCCGCTAAGCGTTCTACCTTCTCCATGTCCTGCCGTGTAGGCCGTGCATCGCTAGGCATCAGTAACCCGATGGCTCGACCGATTGCGCTAGTGCTGCAGTTCTCAATCCAAAAGTCCCTGTTTACGCCTCGATCTGATCTTTGCTCAAAGGCATAGTCAATAGCTGCCGGCACTACATCCTCATGCTCACGGAATACGCAGGCTCTAATTACTACATAACCATCTTTAACGTTTAACTCAACGATTTCGGTAGTTATGCGCCCTGCAATATGGGTTTCTCTAAACCGCTTGATGCGGCTGTTTACATCCTCATAATTATTTAGGTCAAAGGCCATTACTTGACCACACGATCACTAGCTACACGCATACCAGCTGCACGGCCACGATTGTAGCCATCCTTTACGCCTTCTTTGTAACCGACCGACCAACCTACGATAAACCAAGCAATACTCACCATTATTACGAATACTGCTACTTTTTCTATATCCATTTACTTCGCCCTTGTTTGGGTTAAGCCGTGCTACACCGAATTAGGTAGCCCTGCCTAACGTGTAAATAAAGGGTAAAGCCTGGGTATGACAGCGGTCAATAACCGACACGCCCTAACGGGTTAGTAACATCTCGTAAATGCTATCGACCTTAGCCTCTATGCGATCTACTCGACCGCGTAGGTTATGGCCGCCGTTATTGTCCATGCGTAATTCGCTTAGATAGTACTTTACTAGATGGCGAACCAGCCCAGCCGCAAACCCCATAAGAGTACATAGTCCTATGGCTATTGCTATTAGCGACTGGGCGGCAGTCATTACTTAACGCCGAAAGTGCTGTCGCTTGGATTCATGGCGCGCAATAATGGGCCAAGTAGTCCTGCTATGAACGCGTTGCCTAGTGTCTTGTAATCTGTAATGCCGGACATGTAAAGCGCAGCTGCGCAACTAAACGCAGCGCGTAGGTAGGACAGGCCAGCGGCCTTAGCTTGTTCTTTCATGGTCTTACTCCTAAATGCCCTTAGTTGACTTGTTTTAATACTGCAATCGTATGCGTACCCGATGCAGCAATACCATATAAGCCTTCGTGATCGCCTACCGGCACTTGCAGTTTATCGCCATTATCTAGTTTGTAGCCGTTAGATGTAGTTACGTTAGCATCGCCTAAATAGACAGCACCGCCGCCTAGATTATGTAGCAATACTGTCTGATCCATAATATTGGCAGCTACTAAAAGTGTGGCTGTTGTAGTTACTGTTACTTGTGCGCTAGTCGGCATAACTTA